TGGGCCAAGCCCACGCCGGGCCTGGGCGTGGGCTTCCGCTCCCAGACCGAGATGATCATTGCAATGGCGAAGGGAAAGCCCAACACCTACTCCTCGAAACACGGAAACGTCCTCCGATCGAAGCGGACCGGGAACACGCATCACCCCACGGAGAAGCCCCTGGGCCTCCTGGGGAAGCTGCTGGAGGTGACCACCAAGCCGGGCGATCTGGTGGTGGATCCCTTTATGGGCTCCGGGTCCACCGGGGTGGCCGCCTGTGGGATGCGCCGAGACTTCGTGGGCGGAGATATCGACCCCGCCTTTCTCGAAACAGCCCACCGCCGCCTGGCCGGGGTGGCCGAGGTCTCCGCCCCCCAGAGCGCCGCGCGGCCACAGCCCCATCTCTTCAGCTCCCTGGGCCCGGGGTGACCCCCGATCAGGAGCGCCTGGCCACCGTGGTGGCCGAGCTGGAGCCGGAGGACTTCCTGGCCCGCCTGGAGGGCCTTCCGGACTGGGAGGCCCAGAGGTGCGCGTTGTGGTTGCGGTTCCGGTTCCGGGTGGATGAGTTTTGCCGCTATTGCTGGCCGGAGCGGTTCGGACTCCCCTTCAATAGGTTCCACCACAGCATCCTGGGCCGCTCCGCCGACCCGTCCTGGCGCTATCGGGTGACAACCACCAGGGACGCGGTGGCGGCGCCACGCGGCTATGCAAAGTCGACGCTATCCTGTTTTGCCCAGGTGATTCACGCGATCGTCTACGACCTGGAAGCGGTGATCGTGATCTTGTCAGCTGGCCAGCGCCTGGCCCTGGCCCACGTGAAGGACATAAAGGGCGCCGTGGAGGACCAGGAGAGCCCGCTGTGGGCCATTTATGGCCCCTTCGCCACGGACGGCCCAGTGTCGGAGTATCTGGTGGCCCCCGCCGGCCACCACGCCGCCCCCATCCACCCCGGATCGTTCGGATCGGACGTCCGCGGCTGGAAACATCCGAAGCGGGGGATCCGGCCCGGCCTGGTGGTGGTGGATGATGGTGAGAAGAAAGATCGGGTCCGGAGCGCCGATCAGAGGCGCCTGTGGTGGGACTTCCTGACGAAAGACGTGATGAAGCTGGGGCCACGTGAGGGCGGGATGCGCCTGTGGGTCCGGGGGACCGTCCTTCACGTCGACAGCATGCTGTCCAGGTGCCTGGGGCATCCTGGGTTCCGATCGGAGCGGTGGGCCGCGATCGTGAGCTGGCCGGACCATCCGGAGCTGTGGGCGGACTGTGGGCGCCTGTGGTGCAACCTGGCCGATCCCGATCGAGAGGAGACGGCCCTGGCGTTCTATCAGGCCAACCGGGATCGCATGGATGCGGGGGTGGAGGTGCTGGACCCGGAGGCCGAGGGGATTTATCAGCTCTACACCCAAATATGGGGCGAAGGCCTGGCGGCGTTCCTTCAGGAGAAGCAAAACGACCCCCGGGACCCAGAGGCCCAGGTTTTTGTCGCCGAGCGCTTCTCACGTTGCCGGCTGGACGCCGGGGCCGTGGTGGCGGCCGATGGGCGCCGGGTTGCCCTGGCCGATTTGCGGCGCCGGTTTATTCGCTGGGATCCAGCCCTGGGGGATGCGGCTGGCGACTTCGCGTGTATCGCCGTGGGTCTACGCGATAGCTACGGATATACCTATATCGTAGAGGTCTGGCTCCGGAAGGCCAAGCCCTCCGCCCAGCTGGCCGCCATGTGGGCCCTGGCCGAGCGCTGGGGGGTTCGGAAGGTCTCACTCGAATCCAACGGATTCCAGGCCCTTCTGGGGGAGACCTTCCGCCGGGAGAAGGAGGAACGCCGCCAGAAGGGCCAATTCTGGCGCGTGGAATGCCTCGAACAACCCAGCACCACGAACAAGGAGGAGCGGATCGCCGCCCTGGAGCCGGATGTCCACAACGGGTGGATCCAGTTCGCGGAAAACTGCCCTCAAGAGCTGTTCTCACAGTTCGGACACTTCCCAGGCGGCGCCAATGATGACGGCCCGGACGCCGTGGAGGGATGCCACAAGGGGCTAGGGGGAAAGCCGATCCGAATGGCAAATCGGCCAGGAGGCCGCATACAATGAGCATCATGGATAACCCCTGGCGCCAGCCCTGTCCGACCTGTGGCCGCCCCGCGTGCGACTGGCACACGGCCCGGGGCCGCTGTGATGGGCGGCCCCTCCCCTTCCACCTGGACGCCCCCGACCAGATCCCACCCACGGCCCCCGCCCGGCTCGGATGCCTTGGTCGGATACTCGGCGCGATCGGCGCGATCGGGGGCCGTGGTGGGGTGTAAACACGCCGGAGCCGCGGAACGCCCCCTCTGTGGGCGCTGGAGCGATGGTGACGCGATGGACAACGTGTTCCCCGATTGCGAGCCCTGCCAAATGGTTGAGGCCTGGAGGGCTGGTACCCCGATCGTTCAGATCGCCCGGGATCACAGCTGTCCGCCGGCCTTGGTGATGGACATTCTCCGGAGCTGTCCGACCTGGCCCCCCCGGGGTAAACTGGCGCCGGGGGCCTGATGCCCAATGAGATCGAGCGGAGGAGATGACAATGGCCAAGATCCGCAACCTCCGCCGGCGCCACCCAGAGTATGATCGGGAGCGCCTGGCCCTAACCGAGGCCCTCTACGCTGGCGGCCGGGAGTGGAGAAAGAGGATCGATCAGGTCCTACCCCAGAACCACAAGGAGCCCTCGGACGTATGGCGGGACCGGAAGGCCCAGGCCGCATACTTCAACCATATGGGGGGGCTTATAAATCTGGTGGTAGGCCACCTATTCTCCGAGCCCAGCGCGATGGAGGGCGGGGGGACCTACTGGGACCAGCTCCGGGCTAACTGTGACGGCCACGGGACGGCCTGGGACGACTGGTGGGCGGGAGTACTTCTCGACGCGCTTCTGAATAGGCGATCCTTCGCCTATGTGAACATTCCGGCCAAGGCCGGGGAGGCGGAGGGCGCGGACAACCTGGCGGCCCAGATCAAAGGGGGCCAGCTGGACGCCTTCCTGGTGTCGATCTCTGGGGCGGATGTGATCGACTGGGCCGAAGACCCGCGGGGGAATCTCCTGTGGATGGTCACCGAGACCAAGGACTGGCAAAGAAAGGCGCCAGACCAGCCGAGCATCTGTGTATGGCGGTGGACGTTCTATAGCGCCGATCGGATCCAGGCCTGGGAGTGGTACGATCCCCAGGGGAAGCAAAGAACGCCCCCAGAGGGCGGAGAGGCCCCCGAGCTGTTCAATGTGGCCCACGGGTATGGCGTGGCCCCCGTCGTTCGCCTGGAGCTGCCCGTGGGCCTGTGGATGGGCGACAAGCTACACGACCCCGCCCTCCACTTGTGCCGCCGGGAGAATGATCTGGACTGGGCGCTCTACAAGGCCGCCCACGCGCTTCTCTTTATCAAGTCCCAGTGGGGAGATGACGCCACCCCCACCCTGGGGCCGGGCTACTATCTGCCCCTGGATTCCGACGCGGAGATCGGCTACGCGGAGCCTTCCGGGCGCAATTTTGAGATCCTCCGCCAGCGAGTGAAGGACCTTCGGGAGGAGCTGTATCGAGTGGTCCAGGCGATGGCCCAGGGCCTGGACTCCAGCGCCTCCCGATCCGCCCAGTCCGCGGAGTCCAAGGGAATGGACTGGAGGGCTTCGGAGATCCTCCTGTCAGCCTTCGCCAGTCTGACCCTGGACGCGATGGCGAAGGCCGCCGCCATCGCGGGAGGCCTTCGCCAGGAGAAGCCCCCCACCTTCTCCGGCCTGAACACCGGGGAGGAGGAGGATCTGGACGCGTTCCTGGAGCGCGCCGCCGCCAGCATTGACGCCAGGGAGCTGTCCCCCACCTTCCGGAAGGTGGTGGCCCGCCGAGAGGCCCAGCGCCTTCTGGCGGACGAAGTGGAGCCGGAACAGCTCCAGATCATTCTGAATGAGATCGACGCGGCCGTGGTGGAGCCCGCCGGGGTATTCCAACCGACACCAGGCCTCGACGATCCGGACGACGCGGGGGCCTAGCGTGCCCCGTATCGACCGCCTCCTGGATAAACACAGCCGCGATCTTGATCGATTGACGGACAAGGAGGCCAAGGCGTTCCTCCGGGCCTATCGTGATTCCGCCAAGGAGCTGACATCCAGCCTGGCCGCCGTCGGGGCCACGGCGGGCCAAGAGCAGCGGATGAGAATAATGCTCGCCCAGCTCCGATCCGGGATCCGCCAGCTGGAGAAGCGCCTGGGCGTCCAGCTGGACGTCTCCACCCAGGAGGCCCAGATCCAGAGCCTGTATAGCCTCCTGGGCACAATCCGGAAGGCGGAGCCGGAGCTGGGGGAGGTGGCCGGGCTGGTGGAGACCGGGGCCACTCGGCGCCTGGTCCGCCACCGGGGCCTCGCGCTTCATCGGCATAGTGTCGAAAGGTACGGCCGGGCCCTGATCGACGATCTACAGCGGGAGATCGTGGCGTCCACCCTGGCCAATGAAACGGTAGATCAGCTTGAGCGCCGCCTGAAGCGCCGCCTCCGGGCCCAGGAACACCGCGCCTGGCTGATCGCGCGGATGGAGCTATCCAGGGCCTACAATGACGCCCACCTGGAGGGGATCAAGGAGGCGGACGCCCAGCTCCCTGGCGGGATGGGAAAGCAAATCCACGAAACCGCGGACCGCCGTAACCACCCATTCAGCCGCGCGGCCCACGGAGTCACCGCCAAGGCGGACGAGGTGTTCAAGGTCCCCGTCGCCGCCGTGATCCAGGCCGGGGCCGCCCTGAACAAGCCGATCGGGGGGATTCTGTGGAAGCGCCGGGGGGCCAACTTCGTGGGATCCAATCTTCCGGCCCACTTCGGAGAGCGGGGGCGCGTTGTCCCCTGGCGGGAGGCCTGGGAGAAGCCGGACGACCTGGCGGACGACCTGGACGAGCTGCTGGCCGCGCCCCAGGAGGAGACCGGGTTCCCCTTCGCCATGAATGAGCTGGAAAGCCTGGGACGGAATGGCCTGGGCGGGATGCACAGCAAAGTGGAGCTGGCGGCCCCCGGGGGCTCCCGGTGGCTGTTCAAGCCCTACAGCCACCGCAAAATCGGCGGGGTGGATCAGTCCTTCCGGGCCTACGCGGACAAGGCCGCCGCCGACTTCGCCAAGGCCGTGGGCCAGCCCTACTCCGATACCTTCGTGGTGACCCTTCCGAAGGGCCACCCGGGGCTCCGGGCTATGGGAATGGATGGGCCCGTTACCGGCTCCATCCAGCGGATGAACACCAATGTCTCGGGGATATTCGGGGAGACCGCCCCCACGGCGCTATCTCGGAAACAGCTGAACCAGGCCCAGCGGGAACACGTTCTGGACTGGATGATCTCCAACCATGACGCCCACGGGGAAAATCTGCTATTCACCACGGATGTGGGCGTCCTGGGGATTGACAAGGGCCAGGCGTTCCGGTTTTTTGGCCGAGACTCGATCGGGATGGACTACAACCCCAACCCGGTGGACTCTTGGTACAATAAGACCTTTCGACGCTACGCCGCGGGAGAATATGGCCGGGATTATGCCATCCACGGGCCGAAGCGTAACCGCCAACTCGGCGCATTTATCAAGCGGATCGAAGACATGCCGGAGGAGGAGTTCCTGGCGATTTTCGAGCCCTACGTTACCGCCGCCGATCGGGCCGGGGTGAAGTGGAACGGGATGGACGCCGCCACCTTCCGCCAGAGCCTTCTGGAGCGCCGCCGGAACCTCCGGACCACCGTGGTGGATTTTTACGCGGACATCGAAGCGCGCCGCCTGGCCGCCCTCCCCCCGGAGGTATCAACCGTCACCAAGCTGGACAAGGCCTGGATCAAGGATGCGGCGGACGCCGGACTTCACGGAAGGGCCGCCCACCTTCGTCACCAGGACTTCCGATCCGGGGAGCTGCTGATCCACGGCCTGGATGGGAACGGGGCGATCGGAGAGGCCTACCTGACGGACAGGGGGAACGACGCCGTCCAGAGAGTCCTGGGCCGATCCGTCCCAGAGCGCATCCTGGCCGCCCCCGTCGATCCCTATGCGGACGACATGGCCAAGCTGATGAAGTCCCTGGTCGCCCATGTGGGCGACCCTAACCACTCCGCTTATGACGGGAAGATCCCCAGCCACACCAAGAACCTCTGGGATAGCCTGGTGATGAAGCTGTGGCAGGGATCAGAGCACGGGGACGCCGTTGCCGCCCACCACTGGGGTTACCTCCAGACCCACGTCCTGGGGCCATACAAGGTCGGTCACTTTGCGATGAAGGACGCGGACGAAGTGGCGGCCATGCTAAAGCCGCAGCTGGAGAAGGTCTGGACCACCCTGGCCTGGACGAAACCCTATCAACCAGCGAAGGTCCCCGACGTGGTGAAGGCCAAGGCCGCGCGCCAGCCCTTCACGATCCGCGAGATCCAGACCCGGGAGTGGGATGCGCGCATTCAGGCCGGGCGGATCAAGTTCGAGGGGGAGGCGGGGAGGAGCTACGGGGACGGCGGGACCACCTGGGAGATAGACTTCCACGATCGGCCGCTTCGGGTGCTCTATGCCCACAAGGAGGATCACAACCTCCGCTCCAAATCGGGCCGGCTCCGCCTGGTCTGGGAGAAGCCGATCGAACAACTGACGCCGGAAGACATCCAGGGCGGGATCGCGGCCCTGAAGGAGCTGGGCCTGGATTCAGAGCTGGCCGAGCTGGGGGACCTGGAGGCGCTCTATTTGCTGAAGGTCACCAGGATAGCGAAGCTGGACAAGGAGGACGCCTTCCGGGTGGCCCCCGGTACCGATTCCGCCAAGGTGGTCTCCCAGCTCCGGAAGGCCTGGTCGGACCACCTGGGCAAGGATGTCACCAAGCTAAAGGGATACAAGCCGCTCCCCAACTATCGCGCGGACATGGATGGGAAGGCCTGGGGGCGTCCCTGGTGGGAGCGCTTCGACATCACCGACGCGGACCTTCAGAAGGCAAACCTCAATGTCTTCCACGATACCGATTTTGGAGGGGGCAATACCGAGCGATTTATCGAGAATGCCACCAAGGGCCGGGCCCTGGGCCTGGTGTCAACGGAGGACAAGTTGCGGGTCGGGATTCCGTTGTCGGACGGGGGGTCCCCCACTGCCGACATGCGCAGCGGCGGAAGCCGCTACACCTACACAAGACTCCGCGCGGGCCGGGCCACCAAGAGGTCGAACCGGATCCACTTCGATAGGAGGGTCCTACTTGACGCGGACGCCATCACCTACGCCTCGGACAATTTTGGCGCGGATGATGAGGTGACCTTCCGCGACTACCACGCCGGCCAGAATGTGACCCGGATGGTCCAGGCCGCCCGACAATCCGGTAATGAGACCATCGTGAAACACTTCCTCGGACTCCATCGCGCAAAATGGATCGACGTGGCCACGGAGGCGTCCCGCGGCCGGATCCTGGAGCACCTACGCCAGGCCGGGATCACTAAGCTGGGGACCAAGGCCGTGGAGGATGTGGTCCGCGTGGTGGGCTACTGATGGAGGCCTTCTCCGAATGGGCCACCCGGATGGGGGGCTTCCAGCTCGATCTGGGGCGCGGCCTGGTGTTCTATCTGGGCCCCGGGGAGTGGCTGGTCCGGGATGGCTGGCTGGCTTGGTTGGGGGTGGGTCGATTCCACGCCCTGGAGATCACCAAGCCCCGCCAGATAGAAGGCGGAGAAGCCTGGCGGCTAGATGATGCCCGCGCTGAATATCTGGATAGCGAACGGCTCCGCCTGGCCGCGGATCGTGAGCGCCGCCGCCGGGAGCCCCTGGCCCTGGATGAGTTCCTGAATGTGATCCAGGGGGGCCCCTGATGGCCTCCTTCCGTTGGGTCTCCATCGCGGTCCGGGCGCCGGACGGCTGGCTGGACCTGGGCGTCCTGATGCGCCGTGGCCGGGAGTTGCGGTGGACCGTGGTGGATGATGTCCACCCAGAAGTCGCGGCCCACCTGGCGGAGATGGTGGAGCGGGCGAACGCGGACGGGACGGTGGACGATCTGTGGGAGTATCTCCTGGATCGCGGGATCGGGGGGCTGTCAAGCGTATCCGCCGCCCAGGCCTTGAGGGCGCCCACCTGGGCCGTGGCCCTTCGCCGCGCACTGGACGATCAGCCCCAACACGTATCCGGGGAGTAGCGCTCCACTTCTCTGGCGTTACAGGCCCGTTTTCTGGCTGTGCATAGCCCGCGCGTTTGCGCTAGACTTCCAAGCGTTACCCCTGGGGAGGCGGAGTAAGGATGCCACTGGACGACACGGACAAAACCTGGATCGCGGATCAAATCAAAACCGGACTCACCGAGGGCCTGAAGCCCCTGGGGGGCCGGCTGGAGAAGCTGGAGGGGGCCCCGCCCCCCGACGTGGACGCTATCGTGGCCAAGGCCCTGGAAGCCGCCAGGCCCCAGGCCAAGGAGGACGACGCCCCAGCCAATGGCGGAGACGGGGAGGCCCAGGCCCGCCTGGCCGCCCTGGAGGCCGAGCTGAAGGCCCAGAAGCGCGCGGCCAAAGATGCGGATGAGGCGCGGGCCCAGGAGAAAATGTTGGGAGCCCTTCGGACCCAGCTCCTGGCGGCCGGTGTTCCGCCCACCCGCGTGGATCACGCGATCGCGCACCTCCACCACGCCCAGGGCCGGATCGGCCTGTCAGATGATGGCCAGGCCGTGATCCGCTTCGATCGTGAGAGCGCCGGCGGGAAGTATCAGGACCACCTGGGCCTGGATGCCGGCCTGGCCGAGTGGCTGGACACGGATGACGGAAGGGCCTTCCTCCCCCCCGCCAGGGTGGCGGGCAAGGACGACCACAACAGCGGCCGCCAGCCCTTCATCACCAAGGGCCCCAGTGGCCAAACCCAGGTCAATACAAAGGGCCTGATCTCCAAAGTTCTGGACAGGGCCGCTCGCGGCTAAACCCCTTCAACCTCCCAGGAGCCCCTGATGGCCACCCTCTCACTTGCAGATATCAGTGACGCGCTTTCACAGCTGTTTCAGCCGCAAATCACCGATCAAATCAACACAACGGCCATCGGCCTGAACCTGATCCCGACCGTGGACGGCGGTGGGAAGAACGCCGCGTGGACGGCGAAGTTCACGGGCCGGACTGATGGGGCGGGGTTTGCTGAAGGCGCGGACATGACGGCCCCCGACTTCGATTCCGAGGTCCGGGAAGACGCGATCCTGACCTGGGCCCAGTATCGGAAGGGCGCCCAGCTTTCTGGGCTGGCCCAGGCCGCCGCCGCTTCCAACAACACTCCCGGGAGCCTGATGGATTCCGGGATGTCCGATCTGTTTGATGATGAGGTCTCGGACGCCAATGAGCGCCTGGCCCTGGGGATCGGACGCAACCTCTACAACGGAACCGGGGCCGCCGCCGATCCCATGATCGGCCTGGAGACCGCGGTGGACGCCACGGGCGTCTATGCGACCATCGACCCGGGCGTCCGCCCGGAGTGGGTGAGCACCGAGCAAACGATCCCGGCCGCCTCTCTCTCCTTCGCTACGCTCCGGGCCCTCCTGACGGACATCTACAAGGCCAGCGGGAAGAAGCCGGATCTCATGCTGACCGATCCGGATACCTTCGATGCGATCGGCCAGCTGTTCGGAGACAATAGGCGCTGGATGGATGAGGTGCTCCTGTCGGATGGCTCTGTGTCCGGCCGAAGGACGATCAAGCTCCGCGGCGGGTACGATGTGTTGGAGTTCGATGGGATCCCCGTGGCCAGGGACAACCTTTGCACGGCAAACACGATTTATGCCCTGAACACCGGGTATATCCAGATCCGCCAGCTCCCCGCGTACAAGTCGCCAATGACACAGGAGCGGTTCCTGTCGATCATGGAACAAATCACGGGCGAACGCCTCCCGGACCTGGCCCTGGGTGAGTTCCAGGCGGCCCCCGGAAGCCTGACCCCCTATGTGGAGATGCTGGGGAAGCTGGGCGATTCCGATCGCGCCCAGATCAAGACATACTGCCAGCTCTGTGTGAAGCGCCGGAACGCCCACGGAAAGCTGATCCTTACCTGATGGATCAGTGGCCGCCAGGAGCTGGACGCCCTGAACGGCGCCGCGGAAAACCTGGCGGCCTCCTGGGGCCGCCAGGCCCCTCCGGATGGCTCCAGGGTAGGACAACGGGGAGGCGGCCCCGTGCGTGTCACTTTCTCGCGAGTATGTCCAGATGAGCGCTCTAACCGACACACAGAAGTCCCAGATCCGGCGCTGGTTGGGCGTTCCCGATGTATCGCGTCAGTATGATCTCCGGCTGGAGTCCAGCCTGGACGCGCTTTCTGTTTCGGGGTGCGATCTGGTGGTCTCCATCCTGACCGAGCTGGAGAGCATCGCCGCCCAGCTGAAGGAGGCCCGGGAGTGTCGCCTGAAGGTGGGGGCGGTGGAAGATATCGAGATCCGCGGCCCAGAGGAGATCCGGACCCTGTGGCGGGAGGGGAACCGCCTGGCGGTGGATCTTGGCGCCGTGCTTTACTTCCACCCGCGGAGGCGGCCATTCGGCACCAATCCCCCGGACTGGGTGGGCGGTGGTGGCCCGTCCTATGTGATGCACAGAGGATAAAATGGAACGAGACGAGATGCTGGCGGCCGTGAGATCCGCCAAGGCCACCGGGGACCACCCGGCCGCCTGGTTCAAGGGTTACACCAAGCTGGAAGACGCGGCCCTGGCCGAGCTGGTGGCCCGCGTGGCGCTCCAGGAGGCTCCTGGGGGCGCCGAGGTCACCCAGGACGCCCCAGCCCCCCCTGATGCCCCCCAGGACGCCCCAGGAGGCCCCAGGACGCCCCCAGAGGGCATCCCCACCACCCCCGGCGGCTATCCGGTCCGTGTTCAAGTGACCCAGGCGGCCGTGGTCGCCATTATGGGGCGCCCCAATCAACGGATCCGGGCGGGGGAGATATTCCGAGGGGAGCGGGCCTGGGCCCTGTGGGATGATCACCCGGCCCTGGTGAAGGCGATTCCGTGAGCTGTGATATCCGCGCGGCCCTGGTCCCTTGTGTCGACGCCGCGCGGAGGTGCGTGGAGGACCTGGGCCTTCGGACCGAGGTGGTGGAGATAATCACCGTGGAGTGGGCCGGACTCTCAACAATTCCAGGCCTGCCACAAGACGGCTATCTGGTGGGAGCCGGTACCCCGAGCGAGATCGAGCGAATAACGATCGACCCCCGGCCGGTGGTTTCCGATCCCCACCCCCGGCGCGTTGCCCAAGATCCTGGGAAGTATGCCAGCGGAGATCGGATTATTACCAAGGTCTCGAGGGCTTATACGCCGGACGACTTCCCCGACGCCCCCGACGGGCCAGGCGGGGAGAAGCGGGAGCGCTACTTCCTGATCGACGGAGACCCGTATCGAATGGTGAGGGAGCCCACGATCAAAAACTTCGAATGGGAGATCCAGGTCCGCCGGATGCGCCCCCGCCCCCCGAAACCGTAAGGATGCCCACCTGGACACCCCCGGAGTTTTCCAAGGAGCTACGCCGCCGCCTGAAGGCCAAGCGGGGACTCGTCCTGGACGCCTGTTTCGAGGTGGCGCTCCGGGGGGAGGCCGCCGGCCCCGTGGTGGCGGAGTATCTGGGCCTGGTGGACCGCGGAACCTATGCCCAGCGGTTCAGGGCCAGGCGGACCAGGCGGGGGGCCGAGCTGCGGAACGACGCCCCCCACGCCGCTGTGATCGAGTTCGGCCGCCGCCCCGGGGCCAGATGGCCGCCACAGAGCGCCATTCTGGGCTGGATCCGGCGGAAGGGGATCGACGTGTCCGCCCTGGCCGATGTCCGGATCGGGAAGCGCCGAAAGAAGCGCGGGGCCGGCTGGACCAAGGGCCGGCGCCAGGGTGTCAGACGCGGACAAAAACAGCTCGCATTCCTGATCGCCCGCGCGATCGGAACCCGGGGCCTACCAGCTCACGCGGTTTTCCGTAGACACTTGATCCCAAAGATGACGCGGTGGTTTCGGCTGGAGCTGGCCCGGATCGTCAAGGAGAAGGTGTAGGACCATGCTAGGATCCGCGCCATGACGACCGTTTTAGCGAGTCAACTTGATCCCGTGGGCTCCGCCCTGGATTCTATCGCGGCCCACTTCCAGGGCCTTCTCCCCGGGCTGGAGTATATCCGGGGGCCCCAGGAGTTCCCGGTCACCGCCCAGGTGGCCCCCGGGGTGGTCTCCTTGGTGGCCATCGATCGCCAGTGGGAGGAGATGCCCCCCACCGAGGTGGGGCCGGGCCTTCTCTCGGGGACAACGCTCTACAAGGTGGCCCAGCTCACGATCCGCGGCCAGATGGATTTGTGGCTTCCCTATCGCGTCACCGCATCCGTGATCGCCGCCTTCCAGGAGCAGCAATTCCACAACCGTCTCCCCCAGAAAGCTGGGCTGGAGCTGGAGTCTATCGGCTACTGGTCGCGTCCCCTGACCGTACACAAGGTCGGAGGCTCTATTGACCAGAGAAGCCCGGACGACGCGATCGAGGGCCTGAACCGCCGGACCTGGGATCTGGAGATCCTGACGGATCTTGTGGTTCCGGCCGCGGTACCAGAGGCCGTCTCTGTTTCCCTGTTGCTAACTACCGAGCTAGGCCCGGATACTGTAGTCGAACCAGACTATACCGTTCCCGCACCCTGACCCCCCGGAGCGTAAAATGGCATCCCTGATCCACCAGATCGATTCAATCACCGCCGCGCGCTACGGCGTAAACATCCTCGAACAAAGGCCACCCGGGGAGGTTCAGGGGGAATCAGCAAACGTCGTATGTAGTGTCGGGGACTTCCCCTGGGGCCCGGTGGATTCCGTGACCTTGATCACGAGCCCCGCGGAGTTTTTCGATCTGTTTGCCCCCGGCGCCTTCGGCCGCCTGGATCAGGATTATCCGGCGTTGTTGTCCTATATCAACAAGACGTTCCCCAGCGCGATGAAGGTTGTTCGGACCGCCAACACTGGGGCCGCTAGTTCGGCCGGGACCTTCGATGATGGGGCGGCCACCGCCTCCGTGGATGTGGCCGCGCGCTACCCGGGCGCCAAGGGGAACGAGATTGAGATCGAATGGATCGCCAATGCCACCGATCCCAGCGCTCGGGACATGCGGATCAAGGTGGGGGCCTACGATCGGACCTATTCCAACGTCGTGACCGCCGCCTTGGTGACAACGGATCCCGGGGATCCCTTCGTGACCGTGGCGGCCAATGTGGCCCAAGTGGACGTCCCCGCCGTGGCCGCCTTGGCCGCCCTCACTGGGGGCCTGGACGGATCCCCCGCGATCGGAGACTACCTGGGGACCCCCGGTGTGGGCCGGGGCCTGGAGGAGTTCGCGGCCGCCGGTGAGGATGCGGACGTCATTTTTTGGGCGGAGATCCCCCAGCCCCTGGTGGCCGGGTGGAACGCCGGCCTCCTGGCCTTCCAGGAGGCGAACGAGAAGGGGATGGCCATTCTCTCCACAGATAGCGCCATCACCACCAAGGCCGGGGCCATCGCGGACGTGGTGGCCTATCGGAAGGACCGCCAGGTGTATCCGTGGCCGCGCGTCCAAACCGTGAACACCTACGACCCCGACCGAGCCACCGTGGTGGTGGACGGGGCCTCCTTCGCCGCCGTGGCTGTTGCATCCGTTCCGCCGGAGGTATCCCCCGGAGGCGCCCCCGGGGCCCCCTTCCTGTCCGGGATTACGGGCCTGGATCCGGCCGCGGAGACAATCAACTCCCCCGGATACAAGGCCCTGAACGACGCGGGGATCGCTCCGTTTTTCAACTCCACCGCCCTCCAGGGCTTCATCATCCACCGCGGGTTCACCACAAGCCTGGTCAGCGGAGAGGAGCGGATCTTCCGTCGCCGGATGGCGGACTTCATCATGGGATCGATCGCCGCCAGCGCTGAGACCTTTGTGGGGAGCCTTCTGGATCTCGATCTCCCGAACAAGGCCCTCGGCCCCAACACCTCCGTCCAGGCGGGGATGTGGCGCCAGTTCCTGGACGGCCTGGTGGAGGACAACCGGATCCGGGGCTACGATCTGGACGCCTTCGGGTCCAACTTGCAAGCCAATATCGACGCCGGACAATGGCGAGTCGCGATCTCTGTGAAGCTGATCTCCGCCCAGGAGGAGCTGATCTTCCTGGCGACCATCAGAGAGCGAGTGGAGCTGGCGGCCGCCTAACCCTTCCCCCTCCCCCCCTCTAGGAGCCCACAATGGCCACAGATACCCAACTTCCGATCACAGGTAAAGACGTGCGTGCCGAGCTGCTGGTGGGGGGAGTCCCTATCAAGGTGGCGGATCAGGTGGTTAATTTTACCGCCCGCCGCCGGACCACCAGGGTGGAAACGAAGCCGATCGGCACCTCCACCGTGTATGTCGATCAGGAGCCGGACGGATGGGAGGGGGAGCTGGAGCTGGCGGAGAATCGCCCGGGATCGGAGGAGTTTATCGACGCGGTTGACGCGGCCCAGCGGGCCCGCCTCCCCCTGGCGATCCAGATCGTCAGCACGAAAAACTACCGGGACGGCTCCTCCGTGACTCACATTTATCCGGACGTCAAGGTGGATTTTGAAAACACCAATCGCCGGGGCCAATCATCACAGATCAGATACTCCTGGGTGATGGGAGTGCCCCGGATCCGAGTATAAACAGCCACCGGGGCACAGCCCCAAAACGTGAGAGGGGAATATGTCGACACTTTATGAGGTGCTGATCCGCGCGCCTTCGGACTCCGAACCAGGGGGTCGCTCCGTCACAATGAAGGAGATGGGGACGGAGGACCTTCTGATGGCCTTCAGAACCGCCGGCCAGGGCATCGCGGACAGCACGGGGGCAAACCTTCAGACCAAGCTGGCGGCGCTCCGCCTGTGCGTGGTGGAGGACAACGGGGAGCCCCTGACCTATGCCCAGCTCCAGGGCGCCAGGTGGGACGATCGTTTCAGCCTGAAGGAGTCATTCATCCTCGCCGCCGCCTGGTCGCGCGTCCACGAGCCCACCCAGGAGGACGTGGACGGCCTGGGGGGGTTGGTGCGGGTGAAGTCTGGCGCCTGATAGCCTACCTCGCCCGCTATGCGAACCAGCCCTATTCCGAGCTGGCCACAATGCCCCTGTCCCGCCTTCACAGGTTCGCGGATGCGGTTTCGGAGCTAGTCCGAGAGGAGAATGGCGAACGCCCGGGGAACCCAGAGGGCTGACAGGGTAGAATGCAAACATGGCAACCGTAAACGACAAGGTCCGCGTTCAGATCGAAGTCGACGAAGATATCCGGGGCCTCACCCAGGCCCAACGCCGGATATCCAATCTGGACCGCCTGGGCGGAGCTGTGGGCCGGGGCATCACTGGCGCGATCGGGGGCGCCTTCGCTGTGGCCGCCGGCGTGGGGGGCGTGGGCCTACTGTCCCGGGGGATCATGGGGCTCCAATCGGAGATCCAGGAGGCGGAGATCGGAATGGCCAGCCTGATCTCCGCCCTGACCGGCCAGGACATCGGGGCCAGCCTGAAGTCCGCCCGTGAACAGGTCGCGGGCCTGAAGGAGGACGCCGCCGCCGGGGCTGGGGAGCTGGGCCACTATACCCAGGGATTCCAGCGCATTCTGGGGCCCGCCAGGACCGCCGGCGCCACCCTGAAGGAGGTTCGCGAGCTGAACCGCCAGGCCCTGGCGGCGGGGTTCGCGATGCGCGGGGCGGAGGGGCTCCTTCTGGCCCCAATGGACGTCGCCCAGGCCCTGACCCAGGGGGTGGGGGAGCGAACAACACCGATCGTCAACCAGCTTCTCGGGGCGATCAAAATGACCAATGAGGAGTTTAATAGGCTATCGAAGCCGGAGCGGATGACGGCCCTATCCGAGGCATTCCAGACAATGGCGGCCGGCGCCGAGCTGATGGGCCGGACCTTCGGGGCCCAGACCGCCACCCTGAAGGATAACGTCAAGGACATCATCCGGGAGCTGACCCGCCCTCTGTTTGATTTGTGGACGACCCAGCTTGAGTCCGCCAATAAATGGATGACCGATAATCGGGACAAAATGAGGGAGATGGCCGAGATCTGGGGGCCACGCCTGGCGGCCGCCTGGGGGTCGATCTCCCGCAACCCCGGGGCCGCCGCG